AGATTGGGTCTTAACAGTTGATAACAGCCGTAATCCCCGCACACCTTATAAATAAAAATATGACAACGGAATCAAATCAAAAAAAATCTAAGATCAGTTCACGCGGTGGTTCTCGCCCCGGTGCTGGTCGTCCCAAAGGCAGCCGCGCACTGATCACCGTGCAGGGGCTCCTAGACTCTATTGAGGACCAGGCTGGAGTGCCTTATGAGAAACTATTGATTGAAGACTTCATCCAGGCACGTATCACTGACAGTCATCTAGCCCACAAGTATCATACCTTGCTGAGCAACAAGATACTGGCCAACCTCAATGAGATCACCATAGAAGAGATTGGAGACCAGGTTGATGCTAAGAAACAGGCCTTTAGAGAAGCGATCTTGGCTCTAAATATAAATAAAACTGAGGACGACGAAGATGCCACTGATTAAATCAACTAGTAAATCCGCAGTAGGAAAGAATATCTCTACTGAGATGAAAGCAGGAAAGCCTCAGAAACAGGCTGTGGCCATAGCCCTTTCTGTGAAGCGTGAAGCCGCTAAGAAAAAACCCAAGGGAAAGAAAAAATGAAGATGAAGATTAAAACAGAAAAGATGGGCAACGTAGCCGCTATCAAGAAGAGCCAAGGTTCAGATGAGATGCGTCACAAAGAGCCCAAGCGTGTAGAAAAGATGGAAAAGCAAGAACACGAAGGTTTCTACAAGGGACCACACAACCAGACACTAATGGCTGGACGTGAAGAGCACGCTGATGGTAAGATGCACGAAGATCATCACCCTGCTGTTAGAATGAGCAAAGGTGAATAATATGAGATCAGCGAACGATCAGAGAGATACAGGCCTAGAGTTTAATGGCCAAGGTAGCGAAGGCCTAAAAGGATCAAGCAACGGTAAGTATGCCGGCAATCAGCACGGTGGCAAACCAGGAGGCAACTATGGACAACCAGCGGAAGCACGTAAGGGTGCGAGCTTTGGTAAGAAAGCAGGACCAGCCACAGCCAAAGAATCCTCAAACCCCGTTGAATCAGGAAAGCGTAAGTGGACCCCAGAAGCGGGCCAGAACTTCGTTGGTAACCCGGATAAGATCCAGGATCGCCAAGTTCATAATCGCAAGGGAAACCTAAAGGACTAATATGGGCACTATATTCCAACCCCTAGGTAATACCAACCTGCTCCAGGTCACAGGCTCAGTTTCAACAGGAACCGTAGACACTGTGAACTTTGGACAGGTATTCAGAGTGGTCAACACCAGCACTAATGATGCTTTCGTAAACTTCTCAGTAGGCCTACCAGTCACTGTACAGCATCCAGGCAGTGGTCAAGGTAACAGCCAAGACTGTATCATAGTGAGAGCTAACAGCGAAATATTATTAGCACCATTCAATACGATCCTATCAGGACAAGATGGTTATCCCTCAGGTGATGGCCCGGCTACTCCAGTCACTGTCTATGTGGCTGGTATCACCATCTCAGGTTCAGCGAGCCTGTTTATACAATCTGGCACACTAGCCTAAAGGAAACCACGATGGCCACAGATAAAAAATGGATACAGGGCGCTATCAAGAAGCCCGGAGCCCTTAAGAAGGAATTGGGCGTAAAGAAAGGCGAGAAGATCCCCGCTAAGAAACTAGCCGCTGCCGCTAAGAAGCCAGGTGTAGAAGGTAAGCGTGCTCGCCTAGCAGAAACACTGAAAGGATTTAAGAAATGATCAAGAAAGATACATCAATGAAGCGTGTGGGCAATGAAGAAGCCCGCCCAGGCAAACGTGCCGCATTCAAGGAAGCCAAAGGTGAGCGTTCTGAACTGGCCTCTAGCATACACAACGCTTTCGCCAAGCGTGGAGACTATGCTGAAGAAACAGTAAGCTACTGGGACAAGATCCCCAACGTAGATGGAGAGTTCACTCCAAAGAGTTACAAGACTGACAGCGAAAAGGTACGCAGAGGTCGTAAGTAAAAGCAGTGCCGGGCCCCAGTGGCCCCTGTAGTATATTTGAAAAGGAAATGAAATGAAAAAGATAGCAACCCCTCAGGATGTCTGGAACGAAGAACCAGAGATCGCGGAATCAGCCCAAGCACCAGAACCAGAGATCCTAGACGATCTCCCTCAATCAGTAGATGAGTTCAAGCCAGAATACCAACCTTTGGAATACTCATTAGAAGGTCTCAAGGCAGACTTCCCCGCTGCCAAAGAACTAGAACAGTTCGTCTTTGATGAGACCCGCATAGGACTCAAACTAAAAGGTCTAGCACCAGACAAGAAGTATGAGATCGCCTTAGCAGTGCTGAAAGGCGAGACAGTAGATCCACGCTATATCACAGGTGCCAATCCCTATGTGGATCAGGCTGAACTGATACCAGAAGATCCAATCAAGCCAATCCCTCCTCGTGACAAGAGATTACCAAACGAAGAACCAATGAGCATGTTCCATGATATGACAGTGCCACATCCAGACTATGAGATGCGTGCCCTAGATGCCAAGGTGCGTGTACAGTTCAAGACCTATGCCAATGGCTGTATATCATACGAGATCATGGGCCCCCTAGAGCGCCACTCAGTAGGTGAGAAGTTAGACAAGTATGGACGCTCACGTCCTGAGAAGATAGTATGGATTGATCCACGTTCAGGTGAGCAGGCTATCCGCTTACAGGATGGATCATATACCAAGATGGGCCAGAAACTGCGCACGCTGATGGAAAGCAAAAAGGTCAACAAAGACCAATCAGTATGGAGCATCTGGATTGATCGTGACTTCGTGTCATTCAATCAAGGCTCTATTGAGAATCCTTGGGGCTAATCAGTGGACAAAGAACAAGAAAATGTCCTAGTGCTTAACACTAGAATCCAGCAGAAGATCAACGCGGCGCATCGTGGAGCATTCAGGGACAAGTTTCCTGGGCAGGTAGAACATGTGCTACGCTTGATCGCAGAGCGCCTACAGACTGGACTCAACAAGAACTCTCAGGATACACTAGACAATCATGAGGTAGCAGCCTTGAGTTCAGCCATGGTAGCCATATATGAAATCTACAGAGAACAGAACCCACCGCTATAAGGTCATAGTAAAGATGCCGGATCGTGACTATGAGTTCCGCATCATGGCTTCATCATTGGGCGAAGCTATACAGCAGGTCAAGGCTAGTCCAGTATGGAAACTAGGTGAAACACACGTTACTCTAGATGATAGACCCTTAGATGATTGATCCCAATGTCCTGATGCGCCGTGCTATACGCTGGTGCTGTGATGAGAACAATCTCAAGCCAGAGAGCCTTAATCTCATGGACACCCAGACCAAAGATAAGTTTATGGATCTAGTGTTCGCGGTGGTTGATGACATGCGTTTCAATCAGTTAAAATACTTCCGGCCATTTGAACATCAGCGTGCCTTCTTCGCCACGGGCTCATCTAGTCGCCGTGGCATCCTAGCAGCCAATCGTATTGGTAAGACGGTATCAACCTGCTATGAGACCGCCATGCATCTCACAGGCCAGTATCCTGATTGGTGGACAGGTCGCCGTTTTCCCAAACCAGTCACCGTGTTCGTAGCAGGCGAAGGTTGGGAACAGGTGGCTCGCGTGCTACAAGATGAACTTATTGGAACGAAAGATATCAAGATACGAGATCAGATAGGCACGGGTGCTATCCCTCGTGACTGTATCATCCAAGAGACTATGCGTAATGATGGTGCCAACGTGATAGGCGTTGAGATACGGCATGTGTCAGGTGGCAACTCATATCTACTGTTTGGTAACTATACCCAGGAAGTCCGTAACCTACAGGGATTCAAGCTGGATTTCGTAGTGTTTGACGAGCAACCACCAGATGACATATTCTCAGAACTGGTAACACGTACCGCTACTACACAAGGACAGGTACTCTGCTCATTTACTCCACTCAAAGGACTCAACGGCCTAGTAAGCAAGTTTTGGTATGGTGAAGAAGGTTATGAGCACGTCCGTGTGGCGTGGGATGATGTACCTGAATATGACATGTGGGGCGAGCCATTCCTACTAAAAGAAACACGCAGACAACTTGAGCGTGATTATCTGCCACATGAACGCGAAGCACGTATCGCTGGTATCCCTGTGATGGGGCAAGGTGCTGTGTTCCAGATACGCAACTGGCCTACTTACAAGACTGGTGATTATGATTTCAAGGCTATGAACAACATAGAAAGAGTCATAGCCATGGACTTGGGCTTGGTACGTGATAAGACAGTTATCTCACTGATGTATTGGAATCCCAAAGAACAAGAAGCCTGGCTACATAGTCAGGTAGTGGTCAAGGGAACAGAAGAAGCCAATCCACTTAACTATATCAATCACCTAGTCCGCCCTGAGGTCTTTGGTACTCCCATAGTGCTGCCTTCAGATGCCAACACAGCAGGACGCTATACCATGAGCAGTCTCTCACTGCGCCAATTGTTTGAGCAGTACAACTTAAATGTCCATCCTAATCCCATAATGAACCCACCAGATGGAGAGGGCAAGATAACCAATCATAAATCGTTTGGTGTTAATACCATGCGCCAGATGCTGGAGATGGGTACTCTACACGTAAATGAAAACTGCCAAGAGTTTCTCCGTGAGGCTAAAAACTATTTCGTAGATGAAAAAGGTCGTTTCTCAGATCCGGATGACTGTATTGATAGCGCCCGTTACGCCCTGTTAGGTTGTCTGAATGGTTGGGCTGAACCATATGATCAAAAGACTCCCCAGATACGCATGGCAGAACACAGGATGAGGCTATATAATATTAAAGCACAGAAAGGTCTTGATAAACCTGAGTGGAAACGGGCATTTGACCCACAAGGATGATATGACATTCCATAACTATTCGCCTTATGAAAAGATGCTAGAGATGGAAGTACACATTCTACATCTACAACAGAACCAAGATGAGCTGATCCGCCAGCATAGGAATCTAAGTCGCACGGTAGAACAACTAAGCGAACACCTAACTAAGATGGCGATC